TCTATCGTCTAGGCATGGGGCTTTTAACGAACGGGCCGATATTTACCGACATTGCGTACAACCTTTGCGATATTCAAGGTTTCTCGCGCCTTATTGCCGAAGGTTACCTTTGCCCGATCTTCCCGAAGAAAACGGCGACCGAACTTGACGTATCGGGCGTCGGCATGTCGTCGACTGGCGATTTTATCGAAGGCGCATTGCAAGCTGCCGTCGACAAAGACGACATTACGTACGAAGCCCTTTGCGAAGTCGTTCAACAGGGAATGCAGCGGCGATCTTGGCTTATCTTCGCGAGCGGCATTGAACACGCCGAACACATCGCGGAAATGCTGCGGTCGACCTTCGGCGTTCCGGCGGCTGCGGTTCATTCAAAGATGCCCCAGGGGCAGCGCGACGAAATTATTGCGGCGTTCAAGCGCGGCGAGTTGCGTTGTATTGTCAACAAAGACATTCTTACGACGGGCTTCGATCATCCCCCGATTGATCTAATCGCCATGCTTCGGCCAACTATGTCAACCGGGCTATGGGTTCAGATGCTAGGGCGAGGAACGCGCCCGTACGACTATACGAACCCGCAACAGTATATCCCCGGTTTCGAATTCATTAAGCATCATTGCTTAGTGTTGGACTTCGCTGGCAATACGCGCCGCCTGGGGCCGATCAATGATCCGGTAATCCCGAAACCGAAAGGCAACGGCAAGCCGGGCGATGCGCCTGTTAAGATTTGTTCAGTCGGCAAGATGATAGACAAGCAAGCCGGTTGCGGGGCCTACGCTCACACTACAGCCAAAGAATGCGTTGTTTGTGGGGAAACATTCGACATTCAATACGAAGGGCCGAATATCGACGGCACTTCCAGCAACGAAGAACTTCTTAGGTCCGATTTGCCGGTTGTCGAATACTTCGACGTTTTACGCGTCGTGTATTCGCCGCATACGTCGCGTTCGTCCGGCAGAGCGTCAATTAAGGTTTCGTACTTTACCGCCGATCTTCGGACCTTTTACGAATGGATTACGGTCGAAGGTGACGGCTTCCCCAGGAAGAAGGGTCGCGATTGGTTTCGCCAACGGGCGCCCGTCGAACCGCCGGAAAGCAACGCCGAAATTCTCGCAAATGCCGGATACCTTCGCACGCCTCGCCGCATTCGGGTTTGGTTGAACACTAAAAATCCCCAAGTGTTAGGATATGAATTTTGACCGATTGGCGCAATCGCAGCCCTGAAGGGATAGCGGACCTTTCGCGCTATATGGCCGAATGTCTTGCCGGATATGTAATCAAGACGGCGCGAACTTGCGTCCTTTGCAGGAACTTCGACGAACCGTCGGAAGCCTGCCGACTGAACGGGCAGCGACCGCCCGCGCGAGTTATCGCATACGGTTGCGAATGTTTCGAACTGAAAGGCTGAACAATGGCAAAGATTGAAGTTGATCGCGACTTTTGCGAGAATTTCGGGCGAAACATTCTTGAAGGAATGTCAATGTATGCCGACGCCGACGCTAATGTTCCCGACGGGTACGACGTTGAAGCGGTTACGTTGAAATTCGAGTTTCGCGGGGACGTTCCCGAAACGCTTCGCGGAACTTGGGCCGTCGCCGTACAGCGAAAGGGCAATTGAAATGGCAAAGCGTCCAAGCCGCAAGGCAAAATCCGAAGCGGCGTCGAAACTCGCCGAAGCGTTGAACTTCATTGCGCCCGCGTACAAAGACGGCGAAGAAGCGTACAAGGCGCACGCTCGCCTAGCTGGCAAGATGATAACCGCAACCGACGGCGTATTTTCCGCCGGGCATAGCGTCGAAGAAGAACTTGCGCTGTGCCCACATATCGGGCGGTTTATCGATGCCTTGAACCGGGCCGGTTCGACGCTCGCGCTAACCGAAAACGAAAACGGTACGCTGCTAGTCAAAGGCGATCGTATTCGCGCGACGGTTCCTTGCCTTGCGGGCGATCAAATCCCCCAGGCGATGCCCGATCCCCGGTGCGCTGCGATTGACGATCGGCTGAAGGACGGGTTCGCCCGGCTGTTGCCGCTTATCGACAACGAAGGCGAGCGCGTTGTTGAAGTGTCGGTGTTGCTTCAAGCTAATTCGATGACTTCGACGAACGGTAAGGTAATCTTCGAATATTGGCACGGCATTGACCTTCCGCCGGGGCTTGTGATCCCAAAGACGTTCGCGGCAGCCGTGGCGGGTTGCGGAAAGAAGCTTGAAGGCTTCGGCTTCTCGAACAAGTCGGTTACGTTCTATTTCGAAGACGGCTCTTGGTATAAAACGCAACAGTACGGCGACAAATGGCCGGAAACTTCGCACCTTTTCAATTATCCCGCTTATCCGGCCCCGGTGCCAGAAGGATTGTTCGAAGCCGTCAAGGCCGTGGAAAGCTTCAGCAAAGACGGGCTTATCCACTTCCACGACGAAAAGGTTAAGTCGACGTACGACAAGTACCAAGACTTCGGAAGCCCGGTTTACGGCGCGACGTTTGACGTTCCGGGTTTGCAAAAAGGGCATTCGTTCACGGCGAAGCTGTTCCGATCAATCGAACCCGTTTGCGCCCAACTTGATTACACGTCGAATGACGATCGCGCGTTTTTCTTCGACGAAACCGGAAGCCTTCGCGGCTGCATTATGAAGGCGCGGGCCGAAGCGCGCGAGCCTGCCCCGGAACCGCCTGCCGTCGTGGCGGCTTGGACGCTGCCCGAAGGCGCGACGGGGGAGCAAGTCGGCGAAGCCTTCGCATCCCTGCGCAGCGGCGTTCAGGCGGGCACCTGGGGCGTTCCCGAACCGTCGACCGCTGAAGCCCCGGCGGGCGATCCGGCGAACCCTTGGGCGGCTATCGTGGGCACGGTCCCCGGCTTCGTTGATATTGACGATGACGACGTGCCGTTCTAAGGCTTCGTTATGTTCTTTGACAATTCAACGTTAGACGATTACGCGCCGCTTCCGACGAAGCGCAAAGCCAAGCGATACGACGGCGTTCTAAAGCGCCTGTCGTACTCGCCGGTTTTGCGCAAGTTCAGCGTTTCGCCGTGGAATTATTCTGTCGGAACCGAAGTCGTTTTCGACGTTGAATGTTATCGAAACTACTTCCTTTGCGCCTTTAAGAACATTGGAACCGGAGAATATTTTTACGTCGAACACTGCGGCGAAGGTCCGCTTCCCGAATGGATGCGAACCGAACTGCATAGGGCGTTGCATTGGTTCAAGATTATCGGGTTTAACTCGATTTCGTACGATATCCCGATGATCGAAGCGGCTTGCAAAGGTGCGACGCTGTACGAACTGAAGGAACTTAGCGACGACATAATCATTCGCGACGAACGCAAGGCGAATTGGCGGGCGCCGTACAATCATATCGACTTGATCGAAGTCGCACCGCTTGAAGGTTCGTTGAAGCTTTATGCTGCCCGGCTTCATTGCAAGCGAATGCAGGAATTGCCGATCGATCCGCATTCGGATTTGTCGCCGCAAGACGTGATTGATACGCGAGATTATTGTTTCAACGATCTTGATAATACCGAACTTTTATACTCGCACCCCACATACGGGCTAAAGCCGCATGTCGAATTGCGCGAGCGGTTGGGCGCCGAAATCAATCAGGATATCCGTTCGAAATCCGATGCCCAGGTGGGCGAAGCGTTCATTAACGCGAAGATACGCGAAGCGCGCGGCTTCTCGCCGAAGAAGCCGGATTTGCCGGACGATTACGAATTCTTCTATCAGCCGCCGGAATATCTGTCGTTTGACAATCCACAGCTTCAGGAAGCCTTGCGGATTGTCCAGGCCGTCCCCTTTAGGCTGGACGGCAGCGGCGCCCCGGTCATGCCTGAAGCCCTGTCCAAGCTGTCGATACGGATTGGCTCTTGCGTCTATAAAATGGGCATGGGAGGGCTTCATTCCAGCGAGAAGACGGCAGTTCACAAAGCCGATGACGAAACCGATCTAATCGACCGCGACGTTGTATCGTTTTACCCTTGGCTTATAATCAATTCGGGTTTCTTTCCGAAGCATATCGGCAAGCTGTTTATTGAAATCTTCCGCGACGGGCTTGTTCTTCGTCGAATGGAACTGAAGAAGCTGAAGGACAAGCTAGAGGCAGGATTGAAGATCGCGATTAACGGCATCTTCGGCAAGCTAGGGTCGTTCTATTCGTCAATCTTCTCGCCCGATCTTCTAATTCAGGTTACGATAACGGGCCAGCTTGTTATCCTAAAGCTAATCGAAATGATCGAAGCGGCAGGAATTCCGATCGTGTCGGCTAATACCGACGGCGTTATTATCAAGTGCCCTAAGCGCATGGGCAATATGTTAGGCGCTGTTATCGCTGAATGGGAGCGCATAACATCGCTTCAAACCGAAGAAACGCGCTATGCTGCCGTTTACTCGCGCGACGTGAACAACTATATCGCGATCAAGGAAGACGGTTCGACGAAGGCAAAGGGGGCGTATTCCGAACGGGGATCGGCGCAAAATTCCGCAATGTCGAAGAACCCTGAAGCCTTGATATGTTCGGACGCGGTGCAGGCTTTATTGTCGAAGGGAACGCCGATCGAAAAGACGGTTCGCGCGTGCCAGGATATCCGCCGCTTTGTCGTCGTTCGCAACGTGCGAGGCGGGGCGCATAAGGACGGCTATTTTCTAGGCAAAACAATTCGTTGGTACTACGCCGAAGGTGTGCAAGGCGTAATCAACTATATCGCAACCGGCAACAAGGTTCCGAATTCCGAAGGCGCTTGCCCGCTTATGGAACTGCCCGACGAATGCCCGACCGATATCGCATATGAATACTACATCGATCGGGCTTTCGGAATGCTTGGCGATCTAGGGTATTTCGGTTCGACGAAACAAGGCGGGCTTTTCTAACCTGCTTTGCTTCGCAATTGTCGAATTTTACACGCCAGGCCCTGTCAGCGACCAGTAAGGGCACGACATTACCAATTTTTGTCCAGTAGTGCGCAGGTAACTCGCATATAGCATAACTTGGTCCGGCTGTACTCCAAGATAACTAGCATAAGTTACCGAACACAACGAAGTCCATAGCTTGCCTTCAGCAGAAGTATAAAACACAAGATTGGTTCCGTCGAAGGCAATCCGAAACCATTGTAACGGGATACCTGTTAGTTGCAACGTTCCCGTGCCGTAGTCAGTCCCGACGAATGTATTGTACCCGGAAAAATGCGAAACTCCTAGCGGAGCATTACTTGCCACTGCCAATCGATAATATTTTCCGCCAATACTGTCACGGACCATAATCCCGTAATCGGAGTATGAGTCTGTCGTAGTGACGCCTTTTATCTTGGCTTTTAAATCCCACGCGGACGCTTTAGTCGTTAGAGATTTGCGCGCCATTCTAACACAATTCGAACTTAGCGCGCCGGGGTCAATCAATAGGCCTACGTCTGCATCATCGGTTAACGTTAGCTGTGTTGCATCACTTGACTGTAGAGTAAAATAACTTGCAGCGGGAGGCGAGAAGTCCCAAGCAGTTCCACCGCCGCCCGGAATAGTTACAGTAACCGCATGGCCCGAATTTGTGGTAGTGACGCCAGCGCCAACAAAGTCGAAAGACGTAACCGCCGTGTCAAGGTCTGTGCCTTCGTCCTTAACTGTAAGCGCGGAACCGCCTCCACCGGACGAAGCCAAGGCCGTGCCGTCCGCCCGCTGATAAACGAAACAACGGAAATTGCCCGAACCTTCGGATACGAAGCCCGCAATATCCCCCGCCGCCGTCGCGATGTTCGCTCCCGTCGGAAGGATCAAGCTTGTCGCATTATGCGTTAGCGTCAAAGCGCCGTCGAACTTCAGCCAAACCTTGCGCCCGGCCTTATCGACCGACAACGCGAGCGCCGTAATCGCCGTCGTGCCGGTGATGTGAAAATAACCGCCTTCGCCTACGGTAAGCGTGCCTGAACTGGCAACGTCGGCGCCTTTTTCCCACAATGCAGCAACGCTGTCAGGCGTCGACCTTTTCGAAGCGTCGGTTCCGGCAAGCTGTTCGGTCGTGCTGGCCAAGCTTCCGCCGCTAGACAGGACGCCCCATACAAGCGCGGTTGTGCCGATCGTCAACGGTCCATCCGTCGTGCATGAATATTCGTTATCCGCCTGGGTAGAGCCTTCGCTAACCTTCACGGCGGCGCTAACAAGTTCGCTCGCTTGATCGGCATCGGCAGCACGCGTTAGGATGTAAGGGTGTGAACCGTCGCCAACTTGGGTTACGGTGTAAATGCCGTTGTGCGATCCGGTTCCTTCGTCCGCGACAAGCAAGCGATCGTTTGCAACCAGCGTTACGCCGTCTTGCGCGGCAAGCGCGCCGTTCGCATTTCCGGTTAGCGTTGCGCCTACGCCGCTTGCACCGTTAGAGTAAGTGTTTGCAGCGAGTGCCGCCGTCGTCTTGGCGCGAACAGGGTTTTTCCATTTCAGGTTTGAAAGGATATAGTCGCGAAGTTGGCTTGCGGTTCCCTTCTTAACGCCCGACGCGCCCGCCTTGCGAACTGCGATAAGATCACCGTCTTCAAGAATATCAAGGGCGGTTGCGGTTGTAAGTTCGGTCATTAGAAATCGATCCTTTCGCCATCGATGCGAACTATTTCACTATCTACGATCAAAGCCGCGCTATTTACGAAAATCGGCATCGGGGTTGATGCGATCGAATACAAGCCGCCTTTTTTGGCTTCGATGTGAATAATGCAGTAACCGCCCATATCTTCCGTTATCGTCAAGCTATACGGCAAAGCTTCATCGTCGGCAACAACCGTCGTCACGTCTTCGACTTCGAACGATATGCGGTAAGTCGTGCCAGCTTCAGCCGTCGACGCCGCGTCGTCTTCAAACCATAGTTCGGTAAGGTCCAAGCGCGAGCGGGCGCGGGCATCGATCGAAACCACGTCCCCAGGGTCGAAAATCCGCCAAGGGGTACGGTCCCCGTCGGCAGTTGCCCAATCGGGCGCGATAACCCGTTCTACCCTTCCCAAGGCCGTTTCTGGCGTCACCGTGGCATCGGCAACGGCGCTGCGGCCCGTGGCAGTCCGATCGATGAAATAGACGCTCGCTATATCGCCGGTTAGCGTGTCGCTTTCAAAGAAGCCTTCAGCCCCGTTGAAGAACCAAACGCGATCGTCGGTATTGTGGGCAAACCATCCGGTATCGATCATCGCCCGGCGAACATCGTTCAAATCATATGTATCGTCCCCGTTATCGGTCGACGACGAATACGAAAGAATTTCGTTACCGATGACGATCAAACCGCCGCCTTGGCGCTCACTATCCCCTAGGGCCAGCGCGCCAACGTCCGAAACTTCCTTGATCGTGATCGCGTCGGCAATGCCTGTCGCAAAGCCGTCAAAGCGCCCAAGCGGCGCCGCAAGCTTGGCGCTAGGCGTGTAAGGCGCCAACGACAAAACTTCAACGTCGTCGGGCGTTTCTTCAATGTATGCGTTATAACCAAGGGTGTACGACGAAGGCGCAAGCACGAATGAAGCGAAGCGAGTATAGCCGACGCGCGTTCCCAAGCTTGATTTATAATCAAGGAACGCGGGAAGTTCGAAAATATAGAAGGTCGAAACGTCAACCGGCGCAAGCGTTGTCGGAACATAGCCTGAAATCGGCGGCGCGCTAACGACTGTAGTGTCTAGCGAAAATTCGTCCTGAACTGCGCTTATCGAAATCGAGCCGCTTTCAAGCGTTCCGAAGTTCGGACGCTTGGCGCGCATAACTATTTGTTCAAAGCCGTATTCCGGCCAATGGAAAACGAAAGCGTCGCCGGGGCGAAGCGTAACGGCTTCGCGGTTCAACGTGAGTTCAGCCGAATAAAGCGGAATGTTCAGGTTTGACAACTCGCGCGCTGCGATAGCGTTGGCAAGGTCCGAAACGAAGATACCTGGCATATTAATTTCGAGAGGGCGCTGCTTGCCTTGAAAGCGGAGAAGCGAACTGTCTTTTGCGGTTGCAAGCTTGCCTTGTGCGTAGCCGCCTTCACGATCGGTATATTTGACGCGAACAACGTTGTTCGTTTCAGCCCAAAGCTTTTTAGTGAACTTGCGAACTTCGATAACTTGATCGGGGCCAATAACCGGCAATTCTGCAATCGTATAATCGTTGCGAAGAAGCTTCAGATTAGCAAGCCCTGTCGATTGATCTTCGTAAACAACCGCATTGATTTGCCGCAATATTGTTTTCACGGCGTCCTTTGCTTCGGTCGCGCTTGCAATCGAAATCGATATGCCATTGTTTTCGTCGAAGATTTTAATCGCAATTTCGCGCCATTGGGTAACGTTAATGCGAGCCGGATCATAACCGAGATTTCCCCAATCCTCGCAAAGAATATCGTACAGTACGCAAACCGGGTTCATATCAAGGCCGTTGGGCATGATATGGCGCCCGGCTGAAACCCCTAGGCTGTTGACGAAGTAAGCGCCTTCAACGGCGACGGTATCGATCGAAGGCGAGTTGCCCCACCAAAAATCGCGGAATACCATGTGCGCGACGCCGACGTACGCCGGAACGTTCGGGTCCATATTTGCAACTAGATATTCGTCGCGATCTTGATCGAAGTCGCCGCAATACATTGCAACATCGCCGAATATACCGCCGCGATTGCCGTCGTCCGAACCGCCGTATAATTCAGGAAGATTGATAGGGATTACGTTAAGGCAGGTGCTGTCGTATAAGCAGCCTGCCCACACTAGATTATTGCCGAACCACATTTTGCGGTAAACGACGCCCGGTCCAAGCGCCCAAGCAAGATCAACCGTGAGATAGTATCTATATCCGGTAATGATCGTTTTCGAACTGAAAAGCCCCGTCTTGACCTTCTTTTTGATCGGAACCGCACGATAGCCCGTAATCGCGATCGTATTCGGCGAAAGAAGCTTTAGCGTTCCGTAAAAGCGCCCGACCGGCGAACCTTCTTCCGATCGCGGAAACTTGAATTCGTCAAGCCCTGCGGCTTTAGCGTTTTCGACCTTCATCTTCGGCGCGAGAAACGCCGTCAAGATGAACCCTATCGCGAAAAAGGCGAGGAAGAAGAACATATTTCAGAGCGTCCAAGTTGCTTCAACAATAACGTCGTCCTGCGAATAGGAACGCCCGTCGATCATTGTAAAGCGCAATTTGTATCTAGGCGCGCTTGAAAGCCCCATTATCAATTGGTAATCCCAAGTAGAACCTAGAGGCACAATTTCGTTTATCGGATAATGAAATTCAAACAAAAATGTACTACCGGCCCGCGTTGCTGTCACAAGCACTTGCCCGTCCAAATAATCGTAAGGATCAGGCGAATTTGTTTCGTCTATCGTATAAGGAAAAACGTTGTTAATGTAATCAAGATGAACGCCGCCGGGATTTGCGTAATGGTTTGGAAAATTGAAGCCCGAAGAAGGATGGGCGCCAACCGCCGACCAATCTCCAGGTTCCGTAATTTCAATCGAAAGCGTCGCATAAACGCCGTCAAAGATCGCAGGCAAACAAGCTTCGTCTGCAACGTCTTTGCCCGGTTCGATGCCATCGGCGAAGATATTCTTCGGCGGAATGAACGGATAGCCGCCGTGCCGCTTCGTGTTGTCGAAGCGGGTAAGGCAATCTCCCGCCCAAGCAAGATCGCAGCCCGCTGCAACAACGATCGAACCGCCGACTTCAGCCCCTGCGAAGGGATAGTTTACGGTAATAACTTCGTCGACTTGTGCGACGATCATTCGGCGTTCACCCGACGTAAGGATTGCGTCGCCGCCGATCAAGTTGCCGTCAAGTTCAGGCGGCAGCGTGTCCAGCGTAATCGACTTGCCGTCAATTGCTGCAATTTCGGCAGTTTCCGACCAAGCTTCAAAGTCGATACCGCAACGCGGGTCGTACAAGGTGTGATTGCACGGCGTTTGATAATAGACGTTCGGGAAGTCGGCGCTTAAGGCTGAAGCGAGTTTCGAAGGAACGCGAATTGTTGCGGTTCCGCGTACGACGGATACGTTATCAACATCGCCTTTCCAAGCTTGAACGAATTCGCCCGCCGTATGGCCGCGAAAGATCGTCAACACAAGTTCAGGCGGCGAGATTTGAAATCCGTATATCGCAACAAGATCGGTTGAAACCGGAAGATCAACGGTGATTTCGGCGCCGTCGCTGTCGTCGGTTGTTGTCGACGTGAACGCGGAACGCTTTAGCGCAAGCGGAAGATAATCGTTCGGTGCGTCTTCGTCCGGCGCTTGAAAGCTTTCGACGCGCTGCCCCGACGTGTAATAGAAGTTTTGATACGTGCCGACGAAGCGATAAAGTTCGATTGGCTTTCCGCCATGCTTCGAAACTTCGCTGTCTTCGTAAGTTGGCATTAGTCGACCGTCCGAAGGTTGATCGTCACAACCGAATGCGACGCGCTATGCAAGATCGAAACTGTATCGTCGGCAATGCGACACTTCAAGAGCAAGCCGAGAGTTTGCCCCGTCCAAGTGCCAGCGGGCAGAGCCGGGGAAAAGGTGAGCGTATCGCGCCCCAGGGCGGTTGTAACTCCCGTCACGGTCGCAAAGTGTTGCGTGCCGTCGGGTTTGGTAATGGCGATCGTGCTGAAGGCTTCCTTGCCCTGAAAAACGGTGCTGTACGCCGTGTCGGCAATGACGATCGTTGATCCCCCGCCGACGGCAGCCGTATAGATTTCAAAGTCGGGCCTGAATGTGGGTATGAAGAACGGGTTCGTTGATCCCCGGCAATAGTCGGCGAACGTCTTCCACCACGCCCAATCGTTTGGATCGAATGTTCGATTGCAGAGGAACGAAAGCGCCCTTCCGAATTGCGAATTATCCCAACGCGAGCGCAACGACGGTTGCCCGCCGTAATCGGTCACTTCAAGCCCGGTAATCAAGTTTTCCTGAAAATCTGTACCGAAGGCGCGCTTATTCAATACCGGATAACCAGCAAACATTTCAAGTGTTTGCGTTGCGTCTTCGGTTAGGAAAGGGTCTTGAAACCCGTATTCGTAAAACGAAAAGTTTACTTGCGCATAATCGTTCGAAGTCTTGCGAATTATCGCCGCGTTGTTCGCCGAATAGACAGGAACGATCGGGCAAACTCGCGCTCGCTTAGTAAAGCTGTTTGCAAGCGTGCCGGTGATTGTAAAACCGTCGGACGCTATCGCGTTGACGGTTACGACTTCGTATTTTGCACCTTCGGCGACGATCGCAAGCGCACCTTCGCGAAGGTCCGAACGGACCGTATTGCATACTAGGGCGTTGGCGCCGATCGCAGCGGCAGCCTTCAGCTTCGTTTGTTCGGTCCATAAGGGCCAGTTAAACGAAGTCGCGAACTTGTTAAACATAGTCGCGACATGGCGCCGAACGTCGCCTTCGTCGTCAAACAAAAACGATCCCGACCAAGAGCGTTTGGGCAGGCTTGCGAGTGATATCCGTTGCTCTTTCCCGTTGTCCGCCGTTAGCGTTTCGCTGGAATGAACCCAACGTTCCGTTATGTCGGTTTCGGGATTTTGCAACAGGATATCGAACGACATGTTACCCGCCCATCATTTGCTTAACGTCCGACTTGCGACGGGCAATTACGTTCATAATCACTTCTTCGCCGTCTTCGCTGTCTATTGCGCCAAGGAAGGACTTTTCGTCGAAAAGGTTAACGATCTTCGGGTTTACCGATACGCTCGCCCCGCCGCCGTTCTTATCGCTCGCCCGCTGTTGCGCAGGGGTTTCGATCGTGACGCGCTCGCCGCGCGAAACGTTCATGTTGATGTTGTTGCGGTCGACGCCTGCCTTCCCGTCAACAACGAAGGCGCCGCCGTTCTGATAGCTGCCCACATTGGTTGACGCGATCTTTGCGACCGTCATGCCCGTTTTGAGCGCGACGGCGGCAGCCGCGACGAAGTTCCATGGCGGGGGAGCCGACGCAAGCGCCTTTTGCGTCGCAACGAAGCCGTCGATAGTCGCCTGCGCGATTGCCGCCGCCTTGTTGATCGCGCCGATTGCGCCGTTGCCGCCTTTCGTAACGTCGGCAAGTGCGCCGAAGAAGTCCGACGCCGCCCCTAGACGCTGTTCGTCCGCCTTGATTTGAAAAGCAAGCTTCGCCCGCTGCGCTTGTTCTTCGTTCAGCACGTCCATTTGCCGAAGCCTATCGATTTCAGCATAAACCGCCGTCTTGCTATCTAGCAACTGCTGTTGCTGAAGGATCGGATCGACAACCGACGCGGTTTGCTGCTGAACGAACTGCTGTTGCTGAAGCGCGTCGTTACGCCGCATAAGTGCGTCAACTTCGGCGTTCACGCCTGCAACGTACGTCGTCGAAAGGTTCGGGTATTGGGAAAGAAGCTGTTGCCGAATTTGATCGTAATAATTCGCCTGCTGAACTGCCTTGCCGTACAACGTCGAAGCGTTTTCGGCTTTGCTCATTTCTTCCTTTAGCCGCATGAACGGATCAATCGCTTCGGCGTACGTACGCGAGGCGTTACCGACTTCGCGCGCGTAATCCTGTTGCGTAATCTTACCATCGGCAAGCAACTTGTTCGCAGCCGCAAGCGTCGCGGTGTACGTCCGAAGCGGCCCGGTTGAAGCTTCGTAAATGCGGTCGACTTGTGATTGAACTTCGGCGTAATCCCGAATTGCCCTAACCTTCTTTTCAATTTCAGCACGTTCAGTCTGCGAAAGAGTGATCTTCTTCGCCGCAAGCTGCTGTTCGATTTGATCCATGCGTTGCGAAACTTCGCGTTCAGGCTTCAATTCCTGCATACGCTTCAATTCGTTATCGAGTTCAAGGTTGACAAGGCGAAGCGCCTGAGCACGGTTTTCGGCGGTATGATCGGCCTTCGCCTTCTTAGGCGTGCGGTCTGCGATGATTTCGCCAGCCTTGTCCTTCAAACGCTTATCGCGCGCGGCAATGCTGTTCTTCTCCCAATCATTGTAAAACCGCTTCATCGAACCCTTTGCTTCGTCGAACGCGCCCGCAAATTCGTCTTGCACCTTACGCGCCGTCGTGCCAGCCGCCGCCTGAAGGCGCGGAAGATGCACTTCGGAAATTTGACCAATGTTCGATCCGAAGACTTTGTTAATTCCGCCGCCGATCAAGTTAAGCAATCCGACGACTTTGTTTGCCATGCCTTCGAAATAGCCGATCGCGAGATTAGCGGCAGCTAGCGCAAAGCCGCCAAGCATCCCCGGCAAATCCTGCCAATTGTTCTTAACCGCGCGATAGGTGCCCACAAATGCAGCGTACAGCGCCGCAACGGCGTCAACGCCTCGCATTAGAACCGCCTTGAAGGCGTCAAGAAAACCTTTTTTCAGGTCCGACAAAGCGCCATCAACGCCCGTTCGGTCGACGATCGTTTGCCAAAGTCCCTTAATCATATCGCCAGCCGTAACCGACGTATCGCCAAGCTTCTTCATTTCCTTGTGCGTCAAGCCGAGTGAATTCGCGTACTTCGACGAAGCGTCCGAATTGAACTGCGATTGCACAAGCTTGAATGCACCGAGCAAGACGCCCGCCGCAATGATAAGCGGCGCGAACGGGGCGAGCAACGCAACAAGGGCACGGGCCAGCCCGCCGACGCCGATCCCGGCTTGCCCCATGATCTGCCCGATTTGCCCGCCCTGTTGAATGAAGACGGTAAGCGGGTTCTGCCCCGCCTGAAGCGAGACAATGATATCTTGGATTTGGAACCCAAGGTTCGCCATATGATGCCGCGCAAGCCCCGTGGCAGCGGTGCCCTTGTTCAGCGCGTTCGTTGTGCCGTTCTGCGCCGCTTCCTGAAGCTTGGCGGCTGCGGCGTCCTTCTCGCGAGCCTGGGCAAGCTGAAGCGTCGTGCTGCGCATTTCGGCGGTTTGGGCGGCAGCCTGCGAAGGGGTTCCGATCGCCTGGGCAACCGGGCCGGACTGTATCGACGCCGCGCGCCGGGCCGCTGCCTCGCGTTCCATCTGCGCAATCGAAGCGTCGACCATCTTCGAAAGTCGTTCGCGCTGCGCAACTTCCTTCGAAAGCGTCGAAGTCGTCGCTTCGCGTGCGCTGGCAACCGAACGTTGCGCGTTCAACTCGCGATTGAGCGAAGACGTAACTTCGTCGGTTGCTGCCTTCAAGCGAGAAGCGGGCGAACTGTTGATATCGGCAAGGGCAGCCTTCAGACGCTTAACTGCGTTTTCGCCTTGATCGGCGCCCGCCGCAATCTCGCGAAGCTTTGTCGAAATCTTCGGATCAATAGCGTCGTTGATTTCAATATCAATCCGATCGTCCGCCATGAAACCCGCCCCTTAAAGCCCGCGCAATACTCGCGACTTAATCGAACCGACAAACTTCTTTGCGCGCAGTACCGAACCTTCGACATATGGCGGCAGAAACGACGGCGGACGAAAGCCGTACGATACTTGCCAGTTTGACAACGCTTGCGACGTATCGACGGGCGTTCGTTCCGACGCAAGGTCCGATACAAGGCGAATTGTCGTGTCGACTGTCAGCTTCGAAACGCGGGCGGGAAGTTCCTTGTCGATTTTGC